GAACTCGTTCTGTGTCAATGCCAAAGGTATCAAAGTAAGACTGAGGAGTACCAAACTCAGAATCATAAAATAATAAAGCCGCATCGGGATATTTGTCCAAATAAGATTTTGCCATCAATAATGAAAACGCTGTCTTAAAATGTTTTGATGGACCTGCCCACATTGTAAGACCTGGTGTTAAACCACCATCCAATTTACCCGATAATGCCACATTGATAATAGGAATCGCTGTGGGAATCATATCTTTACTTGTAAAGAATTTCGACTTGGATAATATAGCCGATTCTTTAATACTACTATTCTTTTTAATTTTATCTAATATACTCATGTAATCACCTTTTAAAATGCACCACCATCTAATCCTTTTTCTTTTTTCTCTGCGAAAGTGTATTCAGAATTATAATCATACTTAGGTTCTAATTTTTTAATTGTTTCTGGAATGACATCATGATGTTCTTCATAAACTCCTGGAGAATGATGTACCTCAATTGGAGGTATTGTTTCGCCTGATGCAGGATCAATTTCTATCCCGGCAACAACCTGAGTCGGTTGCTCGGTGACCTCTTGATGAATTTCTTGAGCCTCATGTGGCTCAATTTTATCCATCTCCGATATGTCAGCAAGGTTCTCTTTTTTGATTTCAACAACTTGCGAAATCTTTTCCTTTGCATTTTGGAATATTTTGGTAATCGTGCCATCTTCTATAACCACATCAGGTTCTTTTTGTTGTTTCTCTTTTAATGATATATTTCCAGCTATCAATAATAACACAGCTAGAGGGTCAAATACAAGCATAATCAATAAGATTACCATTCGTACCGCTTTGTCTACGGCAGAATCACCTTCAAAGAACATATCTGCCACATACTTAATTGGACCAATATCGGCAACCAATTTGTTTTCTTCTTTCAAAAGTGGTAACCGTTTTTTGTTGATTTCGGTAAGTTCTTTTTGTGTATCTTGAATTTGTTTATCTAAACGATTACTTGCCGTTGATGGATCCTTGGCACGAGCCAAAAGATAATTCAATCGTTCTTCAGCAATCTTCTGTTGTGTGTTTAATGTTTTAAGTTCTACTGTATTCGCACCAGCATCAAGTGTTGAATCAATATGTGCCTTGGCCAAGAAACCAAAAATACCCATTGAAGTAATTAACATCAATACCACAATTGCAAGGGTCAAATATGCCAATAACATCTTAGGTGCTGTTTTCCAATTACGATATACCCAAGAAGCAGTAACCAACTTAGCAAACTCCATAGAAGATGCCATGAAAACTACAGGCCAAAAAGCACCAACGAAAATGGCAGCAAGACCAATGATGGAATAATAACCAGCAATGCCAGATAAAAGTATTGCTGATAAAAAGGTTAAGTAAATCATGAGAAGAAATCCTCTATCGAACTAGTTTTTTCTGTTTTCCAATTCATACAATCTAGAATAACTTTGATTGGTTCTAAGAATGTTTTTTCAAACTGTGTGTCATAATCAATAAACTTCTGTAACTCAAATTCAGCCGGTAGTCTGGATGGAAAAGAAACAACAGAATCTTTGAATGTATTTGGCATCTTCAGATAAGTAAATTTAACTTTTTCACCTTCTTGAATCAACTGATACTTTTTCGTTAGATTTAATTCTTTAAGTTTGGTGTTATAAAGAATTGCACCTTTAACATGAATTGGTGTACCCTTTTTATATAGAGTAACTGGATCAGAATAATTTTTAAGGCCATTCAATCCTCTAGGGAATGAGATATCTTCAACTGGTAAATTTTTAAAATGTTCTCTGAAATCAGCAATAAAGGTTTGCACATCTTGTTCTGTACCGGATACAAGAATCTTAATCAATTCACGCATCTTATCACGAACAACAGATGGAGTGGAAGATTTAATCATTTCCAAGCCCATCACTTTCAAATCTGGTTCTTTGTATTGAACACCTTCATTGTTATACACATTGAGAATGTAACGCTTCTTGGCAGTCCAAATACCTTTATTCGATAGACCTTCTCGTTTCATCTCCATCTTCTGGTCGAATGCGTTAACATACGCAGCCAACTCTTGGTAACTTCTATCGATGTATGGTTGAATTTTATCTTCACAGATTCTATCCATGATGGAGATAACTTTAAGAGTTTCAGTCGGTGTTTTAACGATACTCTCAACAAGAGGACCAAGGTTAAGATAAATGGAATCAGTATCACTCGCAATAACATAATCTACCCCTTCTGTTTTTAATATCTTATTCATCCAATCATTAATTTTACCTTCAATCCATCTAATGGAAAGTTGGCCAGCAGTTGTAACACCAAGAGCCATGCGCAAGTCATAAAAACGGAAGTACTGAGAGCCCAAAGCACCATAAGCACTATTAAGGGACACTTTTTTAGCCAACTGAATGTTATTATACTTAGCAATACGTTTTTCAATTTCATATTTTTTGGAATCATCAGTTTCATTTTGTTTCTCTTGTTTTGCTTGTAACATTAACTTCTTAAACTTCTTACGATCCTCATACATTTCTTCCATCATCTTTGGTAAGAAACCTTGCATATCAGTTCTAAAGAATTGACCATTAGGGGTAATCGTTGCACCTTGTAGTTTAGAAAGGTCGACCGATTTACTCAACATTTTATCCACCGAAATACCTTGTGAAAGAATATCACGCATTTCTTGTGTGTAGTTTTCTGGCTCAATCAGAGTTTCTGGACTGATATTGTATTGCATCATCAAGTGTGGATACAAAGAGTTCAAGTCAAATGAGGCAACCCAATTGTGTAGACCAACTTGTACCTCTTTAACATAAGCACCTTCAAACGCAGAAGTCTTTTCTTTAATCTGTCTTGGTGGAACAATGATGTTCTTTTCATACAGATAGGCATATGTTAGAGAATCCCACATACGAGTTTGAGCAAAGACATCTTCAAAGTTTGTCTTGGTATCATAAGCAAGAGTTACTGCCAGTTCAAGCAACTTTAGTTTATCTTCCAGTTTGATGATGAGTTCAACGTCTTTAATGTTATACTCAATAAACAATTGGAAGTTTTCACGATAGAGTGAATGTAGGTTATCATATTCATCATATGAGATTTTACCTTCACCAAGTTCAACTTGAGCAATATTATCCAAACGATAAGATTCTTGTGACTTACCGCCAGGTGCGTACCATTTGTATAGTTCAATGTAATCTAACGATTCGACACCAATCAAATTATAAGCAATCAACTCACGGCCATTAACAGTAGTCTTTCTCTCTGTCACAAAGTTCCATGGAGATAACTTCTTGGTTTCATCTTCACCAAGAATCTTACGAAAACGATTTACGAGATATGGTATATCGAAGAACTTTGTATTCCAACCAGTAACAATATCGGGATATTTGTCAGACCAGAATTGAATGAAAGATTTGCAAAGAGAATACTCATCTTTACATTTGAAATAAACTTCTGTACCTTTAACTTCATAATCACCACAACCGAAAACGAATGATGTTTGATTTAGAAATTTGATACAGATAGCTGTGATAGGTTCGTTGGCAAGATATGGATCAGGGAATCCATTTTCTGAACCAACCTCAATATCGATTACAGCAATCGCTAGTTTGTCCATATCATAGTCGACCATACCTTTGTGTTGGTCGGCAATATAGGCATATTCAAATCGAGTTTGGCCATGAATCTTTGGACCACCAGAAACATTTTCAAACTGCTTGATGTAATCTCTTGCACCACGAACATTATCAAAGACCTTTTCGTCCAAATAATCACCATCCAGATTGGTAAAGTTTGTTACCTTTCTGGATGGAATGTAGAGTGATGGAGAATAGTCAATTCGTTGTTTTACTTTTTGACCGTCAATAACACCTCGATATAAAATTTTACTACCGAAGCATTGTACATTAGTATAGAATCTACCCATTAACCTGTAATAATCTGTTTTTGTGGTGGCACTACGATGCCAGAACCAAAGATTTGCTTATAATTCGCAGCAAAATCTTCTGCCGGAGAGTAAGAGTATACTACATTTTTCTTAGCCAAGGCAATAGTAGAATCGGCTTTTTGTTCGGCATGTAATGGGAATGGTGCAAATCCTACATTCGGTTGACCATCTTTACCACGGAGAACGGCAATACCTACCGGATTCATGATTACATATTCAGTTTCAGACTGAGATTCCACTTCTCCCAATACGTCCTCACCAGTAATTAACTTTAAAGCAATGATTTCCATATGTTTTCCTTATAAATAGATATGTAGTTGAAGTGATTATACAGTATTATTTTCTTTTTGTCAATCGACATTTGGTATTCTTTATTATCCCCATATAACAATTTAACAGAGGATGGTAAAGGTCAACCTTTATCTAAAAAAACATGCTTAAAAAAATAGCTGGTCTATTTACGGCTACTTTATTTTCTTTATCCGTATTGGCCGACCCAATTGTAACACAATCCACAAGTGAGAGTGTTAATCGTAATTATAATGTAAACACCGACACTAGCACAAGTACTAGTACATCCACAAGTAACAACAATTCGAATAGTAATAGTAACTCAAACAGCAATAGCACGACAAAGGTAATTTCACCACCACCAACAGCTATTGCACCATCCATTACTTCTATCAATAACGACTTATGTACCGTTGGTGCATCTGGTGCAGTTCAAACTCAAATTTTAGGTCTTTCTTTTGGTGCAACAACCACAGATAAAAACTGTGAAAGATTAAAATTGGCAAATAACTTGTATAACATGGGTATGAAAGTAGCCGCTGTTGCAACACTTTGCCAAGATGAACGAGTGTTTACTGCCATGATGAACGCTGGTACTCCTTGTCCAATCGATGGTAAAATTGGTGCAGATGCTCGTGCAATTTGGGAATCTGATCCTGACCGTAAACCACAAAAGGTTAAGAGTAAGGATTAATGAAACTCTTTGCGGCAGCTATTCTAGTTGCTGGACTTTTAGGTTTATGTTCGGTTAAAAGTCATGCTCAAGTTAACTTTGGCACAGCAACAAATCAATTCACTTACACACCAGTAAATAACGGTACTGGTGGTATTGTCGGTGTCGTTATTCCTAACGGTGGCGGAACAGTAGTTAATGTGGCCACCGGTTCTGCTGCACTTCCACTCCAAAATATTGCAAATACTCCTGGTGCCACTCATTTATATTTGGGTGATGATAGTGGACAAAATGTTCCATTGGGTTTTAGTTTTCCTTATTGGGGTCAAAACTTTACAAACTCATGGATGTATTCAAATGGTATTGTGAGTTTTGTTAATGGTAATATTCCTGGTGCTGGTTGTTGTAGTGGTTTAGATTTATCAACTTTGACCGACACACGATACAACTATATGATTGCACCCGTTTGGACTGATTTAATCGATACAACAGGCCAAGCAACATGGTACAAGAGAACAACAGATTCTATGGTGTATGGTTGGTATGGCACCAAAGAATATGGTACAAACAACAGTAATAGTTTTGAAGTAGATATTAATTCGTCTGGTGCCTTCAATGTTAGATATGGTAATGCTTATATTACCAATCATCAAGTTACTTCAGGATTTACTGGTGACTTATCGAGAGGACAATGGTTTCAGTATCGTTTTGGAATTGGCATGAATATACCTTCAACCAATCCTGTGTCGTATGGAACTTCTACACCAATGGGTGGTGTTGACCCATGTTCGATAGACCCATTAAGTAGTCCAAGTTGTCCAGGTTATGCAACTGCTTATCTAACACAACAATGTAC